AGAGGGAACGCCAGCGGTTTCAACCGCTACCACCGCCACTAGAGCCAGCAGTGGTTCCAGAAGCGGAGGATCCACCACTTCAATGGACGAAGGAACGTTCAGTGAAGGAGGGAGAGCTCGTCTTTCCCTGGTCCAAGGTGGAGGTCGTCGGGGAGTCTTTGCCAACCACTGGGACCCCGCAGTTTATGAGCGCGCACTTGCTGCAGCGTTCCGTGAAGCGGGTCGAGGCTCGAGAAGGCTCACGCCTCTCAGCGAAGCTGAGGTTCTGGACGTTTACGTCCATCCTACTAGCTACGCTGGCTTGCCTCATCTCTGTCGTAACGACGAAGTCAGTCGTGATGACATTCTCAGTGAAGTCGATCACATTCTCCGGCTGGGGAAGTCTATCCCTCCTACTTTGGTGGGTAAGCGGACTCAGCATGGGGTGGATCGTCCGAAGAGTCGTCTCGTATGGATGGCTCCGTTGGCTTCGACTGTTTTGGATACGTGCCTCTCGAAACCCGTCAGCACGGGCATACAGAGACGCAACTGCTTCGCGTACCGAACGAGCTTTCGAGAAGTTGGTTCGCGAATCGTAGACATGCAGTCAAAACGACGCTTCGTGTACGGCCTGGATTTTTCAGGATTCGACGCGTCACTAAACGCAAAGCTCATACGCGATGCGTTTTCCATCCTCCGGTCACATTTGGAGCTCGACGTCACCTGGTCTCGTTACTGGTCCAGAATGGTGGAGAACTTCATACACACGCGAATTGTCTTGCCAGATGGATCGATTTGGCAGGTTCACCGTGGCGTTCCGTCAGGGTCAGCCTTCACTTCGCTGGTAGACAGCGTTTGCAATCTGATCATCATCAATTACGTGTGGATTAAGCTCACAGGTCGTGCCCCGCGATCACGTGATGTGAATGTCCTAGGTGATGACAGTGTAATCGCATCTGACAGGTACATCAGCAGGTCTGATATCCAGTCAGCCGCAATGGATCTTGGCATGATCCTTAGCGTCGAAAAGTCGAGGAGAGTACGACTTGGAGAGCGTGTGCCCTATCTCGGTCATGAGTGGAAGTGCGGTTTGCCGCATAGAAGCGAGCGTGACATCGCAGTGCGTCTAGCGTTTCCCGAACGTTACACCACGCTGTTGAAGGACCCTCGGTACTCGTTGTATCGAATGTTCTCGATGGCCGGTGACTCTGTAGAAGGCATGGAGCTCTTCTACAAGTACGTGCCCTGGCTCAGTGACGACTTGGACCAAGTCGTACAGGACGTGATGTACAACTACAACGTTCAAAGCCTGCTGCGTGACATGTCTGATCGAGAGTTGTTGC